GATGACGTTGAAAAGAACATAGCTGAACTAGGAAGTAAACTAAATGCACCAACTAAGTCTAAGGCTAAGAAGTTCAACAAGGTAATAAATGGAATCAATGAGTTGTTTGAAAACTCTACTAGATTTGCTACTTACCGTCGTGGACGCGCAGACGGCATGACAATGGATCAAGCTGCACTAGCGGCACGTAATAGTTCATTTGACCCGCAGTTACAAGGCGCACAGGGAGACACTATCAGAGCTTTGTATCTGTTTAGTAATCCAGCCGTTCAGGGTGCTAAAAACTTTCTGCGTAGTATGAACCCAGTAAAAAATCCAGGGTTAGCCTTATCGGTAATGGGTGCATTGACGGCAACAGCTTATACCCTAGACAGGTATAACAAAACGATTGATGAAAATTATAGAGAAAAGATACCTAAGTTTAAATTAAACAAACACCTTACAATCGTTCAAGGAACAAAGCCAGACGGTAGCCTTGATTATATTTCTATACCCATTGGTTACTCTATGGTTCCCTTCAAGATTGCTGCTGACTACGCTCAAAGAATTATGTTCGGAGGCGAGGAGAATATTGATGCCTCAGCAGTAGCCAAGGATATGAGTAAAAATATTATTGACTCATACAATCCAATGGGAGGTTCACCTGTCCCAACAGTGCTTAGACCAATACTAGAATTATCTAGAAACAAGGATGGTCTAGGAAGAGACATACGACCATCTTGGTTGGAGAATGAAAACATCTCTGATGTTGAAAAGATTCACCCTTGGACGGCTAGAACCCAAGGTGGCGAGTTAGCCCTAAACTTAGCTGAACAGCTTCAAGACATGGGATACGAGGTATCTCCAGAGAATCTACTTTATCTTTACCGCAACTACACTGGTGGTCCAGGAACAACGGTGCAAAGATTGTTCAATGTTACATCAAAAATGATGAACGGAGAAAAGATTACTCGCGCAGATGTTCCAGTTGCTCGTAGATTTTTTGGTGAAACATATGCAAAGACCTTTGAGTTGAGAACTGGTGACCAGCAACTAATTGATAACATAGACAAGCAGGAAAACACTAACGCACAAAGAGCACGTAGAATTGCTGACGGATATACGGGCAAGCTAAGAAATGCAGACAGTCTACAAGAGCGATCTCGCATCCTTCAAGACCTGCTAGTTGATCCAGAAGCAAATGAAGCAGTTAAGCGTCGCGTAGAAAGATTCCTCAAGGATGAAGCCGCTGGTATAACGGCTATAGACAAACAGGTAAAGACGAAGTTGTCAACGACTGGAAAAGCTCAGTTCTTTATTGAAAGAATCCAAGACATGAATAGGGCTGAAGCTGCTAGGTATTTGCAAGAGCAGATCAACAGGCGTGTTCTCACTCCTAAAGTTCAAGAGGCTATGACTGGCATTCAAGCCTTTAGAGATTTCTTTAGTCGATAAAATGGTGGAGATGGGAGGAGTTGAACCCCCGTCTCTAGCACTAGCCAGATCGATAACCTTACATCCCCTTAGAAGTAAATGATGTCAGCGTCGTGGTTGGAAGGCTGGCTGACGGCAACCCTATATAGGCGAAATGTAATAAACAAACCTTTCCGGAGCACTCACGACTTACTCTTTTTTGCGGAAAATTACACTAAACCGCAAAATTATTCTCGCTCTTCTGCGTTAGATAAAAGGCGATGCTGAAGCATATCAATCTTCTTTTTTAAATTTTCTATATCCTGGTTTAGTCTTTCGTTCTGTGCAGTCAGAGCCTCGCATGATTTAGTCATAGCATCTAAGCCTTTTGCCAGAATTACTTCGGAGTTAATATTGTATACGGATGGAGTTTTTGTTTGTTGCATTTATTTATTATGTGAAATTGGTTGCCACTTGTCTGAGTCTCGCTCGATCCACTCAAACAGATACGAAAGATCATCATTAGATAAAGGCTCGTCGGATTCAAGATAATATATACCCCTGACCTCTGGGTCACGTGATGACGGTGCGTCGGCTTCAAACTCTACAATGACATTGGTTATGCTGCCGGCGTAGTTGTCCATTTCTAGTTTGTGTTCATACATCATAGTGGTGTTGGTTAGATAAACATTGGTTCAAAGAAAGCAAGCTTTGGAGAGTATACTACACCACATCCAAGGATTGGCTTGGCGGCGTAGACACGCCCGTAGTTCATAGCAGGGTGATGGTGATCTACACCACAGCCTACGTTCATACCAAAGACAATATCATCCTGGTTGGCATGATAGTTGATGCCGGCTTGTGCATGAAAATGACCCATGACAAGAGACTTGAACTGGGCTTGTGCGTTCTTTAGAGCCGACATCTGACCTCCCTTTTCCTTGTCTCCGTGCCTGTATATGACTCCATCAATTACTAGGTCTGTGAATCTGGGATGTATCGTCCACCCATCAAGACCCCATAATGTTTTGAAGTTAAGTATTACCTCTGGTGGTAGGCCAACGCTCTGTGCCTTACGCTCTGGTAGGGCTGAGTGATTACCTATGAGGTAGTCTACCTCCGGGAAAGCCCTGTGTAGTGCTCTAACCTGTCTAGCTGCCGATACAAACTCGTCTGCCGCACTAGGCATGGTTGGGTCTTTCTCGTGGAAACTGATAGCGTTCCAGTCCACTAGGTCACCAATATGAACTACGCGTGTGCATCTATGCTTGTGGAAGATAGATAGTAAAAATTCTATGTAGCCGCTATGCATGGCAGGGCAATGGGTATCTGCTATGACTAGGACTCGCTCTGTTCCCTGAGCCGATGGTATGGTAGCCTTGTATCGCCTAATCTTAGAACGCACAGCCTCTGCACTTGTTCCATAGTCTTGAGCGATTTGATGGTAACTAAAACCTTCTAGGTAGAGGTTATAGGCTTGCTTCTGTGTTAGGTTTTCGTGTGTCATATTTACGATGGTGAGAGTTAACTAAATCTACCGATGTGGTTTTGGAAGACAAACTTACCATACTGGTCTCGCTCGCCTTCGCGCTGCTTGGCTATATTGTATTTGATAGAGATGTGTGTGCCGTTGACAGGATCATTATAGACTGTGGCTTCCTTTGTATCTGAGCCGTTAGGCCACAGTAAAAGGATAATGTCTGCGTCGTTCTCAATGTCCCCAGAGTCTTTTAAATCATATAGTGTAATACCTGTCTCGCGCTTGGCTCCTTCTCTGTTTACTTGTGCTAACAGTATAACAGGTAGGTCTAACTCCATCGCCATAAGTTTTATCTGGTGGCTGACCTCTGCGATGCCGTCATGCTTCTTTAATTTAGTGTTCCAAGGAACAAGTTGCAAGTAGTCTATCACAATCCATTCAATCTTGTGCTTACGTTTATACATACGAGCACGTGACCGAAGTTCATCAACATTCCTGACGTAGTGCTCTGTGAATATAGGTGCGTTCTCTACCCTGTCTGTAGCATCCCACACCCGCTTCTGTTTCTCTTTGGATAGCACACCCTCCTGGAACTGGTTCAGGTTTACAGCAGAGCAGGTCTGTATCATACGCTTTGCTAGACTCTTGGCTTGCATCTCAAAGGAGAAGTATAAACCCGGCTTGCTGTGGGTCACGCCGTTCTGTAGGGCTATGTTCAGGGCGATACAAGTCTTGCCACAGGAGGTAGGAGCCGCAACAACCATTACCTCTCCGTTGGCTATGCCGCCAGCACTAAGCTTCTCGTCTAATTGTTTGATCCTAGTTGGTAAGGCAAAGGTATCGTATGTTCCCTCCTCCATCTTTTTGAAGTCCTCGCGTAAGGACTCGGCGGCTACTCTGATGGATGGATCATTGGTAGAGTTGTTGTCTAGTGTGGCAGTAACAGCTCTCTCAATGTCAGCAATGATTACGTCTGGGTCTTGGTTCTCTATCGCTGATTCAATGGCGATACGGGAAGTGCGAATAATCTGACGTAACTTAGACTTCTCTTTTATAATATTGGCATGGCTGCCTATCTGCAAGGAGCTACTGGCTTGCCCCTGTATATACATTATATTGCTAAGTCCACCTGCTTCCTTATCTGTGCCTTCACGCTTTAGGAACTCATCAAGGTCGAGTTCAGAGAACTCTTTGCCAGAGGAGCATAACTTAGATATAGCCTTGAAGATTATTTTGTTGGAGTTGCCGTAGAAATCATCTGCGTTGACAATCGTGCTGATGCTGTCGTAGGAAGCATTGTCTAGTAGGCAA